TATTTTTTCAGAAGTTTTAAGTCTGATGCAGAAAAACAAGGTGCGGAAAAGGTTTTGGAATCAATCCGTAAAGAATTGGGTATATCTAACCAAGAAGTTAATGAATCAAAACCTAATCAAATAAAAACACCTACAAAAGAGGCTGAAAACGCACAATCTGATGTAGTTTCCGAATCCGAATCAAATAAGAGTCAAATAAAAGACCTTACGAAGCAATATATCGGGGTTAAATTCAATACAAGGGATGGTGAAAATGAGATTGTAGGCTTACGAGAACATAAAACTGGTAATAATTATGAGATTAAGAACCACAACGGCGATACTTACCTTATAGGGCAAGACAACATAGATTCTTGGATAAAGCGGAATAATTTTGATGCAAGTGATGAGGGCAAAAAAGCAAAAGAGGACAGACTCCAAAAAGCAAAGGGACTTGAAAAGCAAAACCAAGAAAAGGCAAAAAAAGACGAACAAACAAGTTCAGAAATAGATGAGTTTGCAAAAGGTAAAACGCCTATGCAGATTGGTGCGATTAAAAAGGCATTAGCTACCAAAAACAATTTTACTGGCACAATAAAAGGCACAATGTCAATAAAGGATTTTGTTGACAAAATACACTCTGAAAGTGAGTTAAAGGTTTCTACTTTTGTTGAGTCAAAGGCCAAGCCAATGTCAAGGACACGTTTTAATAGAGCAAACCAACAACAGCAAGATGCACACGAAAAAAGAATGAAAGAGGCTGGCGATAAAACTGTTTATTTGGTCAACGATTATGACATAGGCAAAACTGGTTATGATTATGCTAAGTATTTGTTAGACGCAAATTTAGATGTAGGGACACCAATAGAGACTAAAAAACCGTCTAATTTAGACGGAATTAATATAACCACAGACAATAACGGTATAATTAAAATATCTAATTTAAACCCAAACGAAGACCAAATAAAGCAATTAAAACGTTTAGGCTTACGTGAGAAAGGTGGTATTATTCCAGTTGGTTCAAATGCACCTAAACCACAGGAAGAAGCGTATGACAGATTTGTAAAAAGATATGGCATTGAGCCAACAAGTAAGGAACCCTTACAAGTTGAAGAAAATAACGAAGAAATAAAGACTGCGGAAAGTGATGTAAAGTATGTAAATTTTGCCGACATTGACTTGGACGAAGAAAGATTCCAGAATAGAGGGAAATTAGATGAAAATTTAATACAACGTATGGTAGCCAATTATAATGAAAAGGTATTTGACCCTATCCATATTTGGAGAGACCCAAAAAATGGGCAATACTATTTACTTTCTGGGCACCATAGACACGAAGCAATAAAAAGACTTGGGAAAGGCAAAGTAAAAGTAGTAGTGAGAAACGATTTAGATGAAAGGAATGCCATTAAATATGCTAAAGAAGAAAGTAATGCAAACAGAACAATGGAAACAGACTTAGACCGTGCAAAAATTTATTCTAAGATGCGAAAAGATGGCGCTACAAAAAAAGAAATTCGAGAAAAGGCAAAGGAATTAGAGGATAAAAACTCAACCAAGATAATAAATCTTTCACATTTGAACCCAAAAGGAAGTGCTGCTTATGCTCTTAATTCCCTTAATAATTCATCATCAATACAAGACAAAAGGATTGCGGAGCAAATTGCGGATTGGATAGGTGAAGCAAAAAGCGTCTACACAGAACTAACCAGCGACCACGAAGAAGAATTATATAAATTTCTGACAAATAATGACAGGATAAGCACACTAAAAAACAAAGTAGCGTTTTTAGATAAGGTTGATAGAGCGGTAAATTCGTTGGATTTTAACGTGGATAAGCCGTTAAATATTGAAAGTAAAGCCTCAAAATCAAGTGTTGAATTGGAATACCAAGAATTATTAGACAAAGCGACAAACGACTTAATGAAAGCGAAAGCCGATTTGGACAAAAAAAGAGCAGATATAATAAAAAAACAGCCAAATATAACGCCAGACGAATTTAAAAAATATACTGATAAGTTAAATGACGAAATCATATATTCCCAGAAAGAACTTATTAAATTAAAGCAACAGAAACAAGATGTTGAACAATTTGCAGACAGTCAATTTGATATGTTTGCTTTAGAAGTTAAAAATGCACATGATAGGAGTGAAATAAGCGATGACAAAGTCCAAGAAATACTTGAAAGAGGAAATGACTCCAATTCAGCGGAGGAATTTGATAAACTTAGGAAAGATATTGAGAGCAAGGCGGGAGCTATCAGAAATTTTAGCGAAAGCGAAAAAGCGTCTCGCACCGAAAAGGAGAGCCGAGACGAGGAAGTTGAACGGAGAGCAGAAGAAGCCTTAAAAGAGATTGACAAGCCAATTGATAATGACACTTTTGATGTGTTTGCAGACAGTAAGCCAAAGAGCCAAGATGTTGAGGACAGCCCGAAAGAAGTAGAACCTACTCCAAAGGTTGAAGATGCTAAAAGTAAGAGGAGAGCAAAATATAAAGCCAAGATAGGAAAGTCCGATAAAAAAGCGAAAGAGTTATTGGACGATATGATGAAAGATTTTGGTAATTTGAATAGTGGAATTGACCCAACCAAATTAGTTGGTGCTGTAAAATTACTCTCTTATTATACAGAAAAAGGGGTTTATAAATTTGCTGATGTTGTTGCAGAACTACATGAACAAATGGGTGGAAAGGTTAAGCAAATAATTGAACACCTAAAACAAGCATACGGATTATTCAAGCAAATTGCGCCAGACGATATTTTAGATGAATTAGATTCAACAAAAACTGTTAGAAATTTTAAGTATGAAGATTTATTTGATGTTGACAATGCGGGACAAGAATCGTACATTAACAATGAGGAAGAAAATGTATCTGATAGACCAGGAAATAGCGAACCAAATAGCCAAGCAAGTGGCGATAACGTCTCCCTTGATGAAAGCCTTATTTCAAATGACGGAGAACCAAGCGACTATGGAAGAAATCTCTTTGGCGAAGTTAATGACGGAACAAGGGATAACAAAAACAGCAGCAAGGGCAGTAATAAAAGTTCTTCCACTATTGATGGCGAACCAACCCATAACGGAATACCTGAACAAAACGAACCAACTGGGACTACGGAAGATGATGCCGGAGATTTTGACGGTAGAGGAAGCAACATATTTGGCACAGACGGAAACGAGCCTAACGGAAACGGAAGTAAGCCAAGTTCAGGAAATGCTATCGAGAGTTTTAAGAAACGAAAGGCAAGGACTAAAAGACTCCAAGACGAAGCCGAAAGCAAACTAGTTAAAATTGGTGATAGAGCCAATATTGACGAAACACTCCCATATTTATTACCAGACCAAAGAGAAGATGTATTTAAGGCAGAAGCTAGATATTTTTCTGCTACTCCAGGCAAAGGTATGTTGTTTACCAATGGGACTGGAACTGGAAAGACCTTTACTGGCTTAGGCGTAGTAAAAAGATTTATTAAATCTGGTAAAGAAAACATCTTAATAGTTACTCCGACACAACCTAAAATTGATGATTGGGTAAATGAAGCAAAGATACTAAATATCAATTTAGTGCCATTAGAAAATACATCCGACAAAGGCAAACCCCAAGCAATAACTACATTTGCAAATTTTAGAGCAAACGAAGCGTTATTCAATAGAGATTTTGATTTGATTATTTATGACGAAAGTCATAGGTTAATGGAAGATAAAAATGGAGCTACAAGTTCAACCACAATGGCACATTGGTATAATGGCAATACTGACGAAAGTTGGGTTATGCGTAAAATACAAAAAGTCCATCCTTTATGGGTTGAAGAAAATAATTTACGCGACCAAATTAGAACAGAAGGCGGAAGCAGAAAATCACTTGACACAATGCAGTCAGTTTATAATAAAAGCGTTGAAAGAGAAAAGGCGCTTGATAAAAAACTAGGTACCGTTACGGAGAAACAGCGAGCAATATTACCAAAATTAGAAGAGAGAGCAAAAACAGCATCCGGGAATACAAAAGTAATGTTTCTTTCTGCAACCCCTTTTAGGGGTCATTTCAATTTAAAATATGTTAATAAATATCTATTTGATTGGGGTACGGAAGAAACGCACATTGGTAATAGCAGAGTTAACCCCGAAGCAAGATTTTTCTTAGATAACTTTGATTCTGCTTATGAATGGAAATACCATCAACTACAAACACATCCCCAACCTAACCCAGAAGCAGTTGCAATGCAAGAGATTAAGTTTGCCGAAAAAATGAGAAAAGAAGGAGTGATGTCTGGACGACAAATTGATAGTGAATATGATTACTCCAGAGAATTCCCGCAAGTATCAAATTTTAATAATGGTGAATTTAATAGAGCGTTATCTGACATAAACAATCACGCAGAAGACACTAGAGAGTTTACATCTTTACAAGAAGCGACTAGAGACGTTTTCAGTAATTATAATTATACAACTCAATTGCTTGAATCTTTGAAGGCTGGGCTAGTTATTGGCAGGATTAAAGAACATATTGCATTAGGCAGACAAGTTGCAGTTTACCACAGAAGACAGCAAGGGAACGCAAGGGCACCATTCAGAGATATTATTGATATAACAAGGAATAAAGCAGAAGCGGAGATAAAGGATGCTAACGCTTTGAAAGAAAGCAATAGTATCAGCCAAGAAAGATATGCGGAAATAATTAAAAAGAATGAGACTACATTAGAAGAAGTAGCGAAATTTGAGAAGAAATACGCAGATTTATTAAAATATGAACAAACGCTTGATTATCGACCAGCAAAAGAACAACTAGCAGAAGCATTTAAGGGCGATATTAAGTTTATAAATGGTTCTGTTACCAAAAAAGAAAAAATAAATGCCATTAGTTCATTTAATAACGATGCAGATGGAGTAAATGTTTTGTTAGTCCAGGAGGAAGCAGGGAAGGAAGGTATTTCTTTGCACGATACTACTGGAGAGTTCCAAAGAGTTTTAATCAACCTTTCAATGCCTATATCCTCAACTACTGCTTTACAGATTGAGGGTAGAATTTATAGAGTAGGACAAGCGAGTAATGCGATATTTGAATATCCATTATTGGGGCTTGATAGTGAAATAGCCCACTTTGGACATAGCTTAAATAAAAAAGTAAGTACAACCGAAAACCTTGCAATGGGTAATTTAAGCAGAGATTTATTGCGATCTTATTCAGAAGGTGTTTTATTTAATTCTACTGATGCAAAGCCTAATCTTGGACAAGGTTTTGGTGGTAAAGAATATGATAAAAGAACTATCATAGAAGCTACCCCTTTCCAACAAGCGAAGTTTATTTATCATGGCAACCAGAAGATAAGAGGTAGCAGAGATCAAAGAGAAGGTGTTGACTATTATCCAACTCCAGAACCATTAGGACAAAAAATGGTTGAATGGGCTAGAGTAAAAGATTTTGGAAGTATTTTAGAGCCTAGTGCTGGGCACGGAGCTATTGCAATGTGGACTCCGCAAAACGTGAAACTAACTGCAATTGAACCATCTTATAATTTATATACTAAGTTGGTAGCAAGAGCAGAAGGGTCAACACAAAAAGTCCTAAATGATACTTTTGAAAATTATAATGTTATCAATAAATATGATAGCGTTGTAATGAATCCGCCTTTCGGAAGTGCTGGTTCTACTGCAATTAAGCACGTAGGGAAAGCATTTAACCATTTACGAGATAGAGGTAGGGTTGTTGCATTAGCCCCAGTAGGAGCTTTTGACGCCAAGTTTGAGAAGTGGCTAGAGACAGAAAAGTACGCAGTTGTAAGGCAAAGATTTTTATTACCATCCGTTGTTTTTGAAAAAGCTGGGACAAAAATAAACGCACAAATTATTATTATTGATAAAATAATGAATCAAGAAGCTAGAGAAAACGTTGAGACAAATGGCGACTTGGATTTGAGAAGGGCAGAAAAAATAGACAATTTCTTTGATGGTATTGAGGACATAGAGTCTTTGCCAATAGAAGAAGTTGTTGCTAAGAATGATGATAGTTCGGTTATTGTAAAACCCGAAGACATAAACGAAGATGATGGTATAGCCTATTACGAAGAAGGCAAGCACGACAAAACTGGTGATACCATTTACTTAGTTAAACTCCATGTAAAAACTAGCACGGATGATTATGGCAAAATTAAAGCCATAGCAAAAAATAGAGGTGGTTATTGGAGCAGATATGTACAAGCCTTTATATTTAGTTCCGCGCAAACAGCTTATGTAGCCAAGAATGAAATAAACACACTTATGGAAGGTGGCGACAATCTTTATCAAAAAGCCAATACCAAACTATTAAGCTCTCTTTCACCAAAAGAGCTAAAAAGCGAAATGGCATTGGTTAATGAATTACTCCCAGATAACGTTAAGATAATAGTTGATGATAAAATCACAGACAATAATGGTATTTCTGTAAAAGGTTTATCTGAAATGAATAACTTAGTTATAAGAGTTAATCCAAACATAGCTGATTTAACCACATTACCACACGAGATAACACATATAGCTTTATCCTTAGTTGAACCACAACGAGCAGAATTATTGCTTAGACGAGCTGGTTGGGACGGGAAAGGCAGTATTACTGATGTATCTAACGAAAGTTTAAGAGAGGCACACGAAAGGATTGCAGAAGGCTATGAATCATATTTTAATGATAGAGAACGATTTTACAGAGATTTTAAGAAAGCAGACCACAGACCACTTGCAAGATTGTATGAAAAATTAAAAGTATTCTTCCAAAAAATAGCGAATTGGTTCAAAGACAAAGGAATGCGAGAAGAAGCTAAATTTTATAGTGATTTATCAAAAGGTAAATTTAAGAACGGCAATAAGCAATATGGTTTTAGTAAGCCTAGTTTTGCTATGCAGAAGCTAAAAGATGCTTTTTATTCACAAGTTGAAAGGTTAATAAGTTCAAAGCAACCAGATAGCAGAACCATAAGAAGTAAACAACTTATTGCAATGTTAAAAAATAACGGAGCAAAAGAGTCTGAATTAGAATGGTTAGATATTGAGGGATTCCTTGAAAAGAACCCAAAAGCAAATAAAGCAGAATTATTAGATTATGTTAGAGCTAATAATGTGAAGTTGGAAGTTAAGGAGTTGGGGGGTGCAACATCTAAACTTGCTTATGAAAACGCAATGGCAGATTATGAAGAAGAAGTCAAATCATATGGGAAAGAGTTAGAACGCTACGAGGACGAAGTCAGTGAATTAGAATCTGACATAAAAGCCAAAGTCTCATCCATCGAGCAAAGATTTAAAGAGATACTTAAAAACAAAAAAGACGAAGCGAAAAAGACATTGCCGAGTCTTAGGTCACAAATAAAAAACACATATAGGGATAAAAGGGACAACGCCAGAGATAAATATAGTGGGGAACTCCTACGAGAGTATTTAGATGAATATGACTACTTCGAAAGTGTAGATTTAGAACGTGCCGAAATTGATATGATGGGCGAAATTGAGTACTTTGTAGGGCAAGATATGAGGAGCGTAATCTATGAAATCGAAGATAGGATGAGCAACGATTTAATGCCAGAAACACCCCAAGAGCCAACCGAGCCAGACATAGACGAGTATGACACCTCCAAATACTCCCAATTTCAGCTTGAAGGTGGTGAGAACTACCGTGAAATTTTATTGACTATGCCAAATAAAAAAGGCGGGGACTTTGAGTCTGGACACTTTGACGAGCCAAACATCCTTTTACACTACCGAGTAAACGACAGACAAACAGATTTAGGCAAAACCTTATTTGTGGAAGAACTACAATCGGACTGGGGACAAACTGGGAGGAAAAAAGGGTATCAATCGGGCGATGCTTATATTTTAATGTCTGCAACTGGCAGAAGAACTCTACATGGTAATGTAGAAAGTGATGGTAGCAAATATTTCGACAATTATGTAGAAGCTAAAAAAGTTGCTGATGAAAATGGTTTTACTGTTAAAAAAGTTTCTCCAGAGGGTGTACCAAATATGCCTTTCAAAACCAATTGGCAAGAATTAGGTATGAAGCATATACTTAGGAAAGCAGTTGAGGAAGGATATGACGCTATTGCATTTACTACTGGCGAGCAACAAGCAGAACGATATAATTTGAGTAAACAAGTAGATGCAATCCATTATGTGCAAGAGAAAGACGGAACGTTTTCTTTCAATGCAGAGAAAGATGGGAATGCCAATTTGATTGTGAAAAATAATATTTCCGCAAAAGAGCTTGAGGGATTGGTAGGTAAAGATATTGCTAATCGGATGGAAAATAGCGAAGGCGATACCAGAATAGGTAAAGATATACGCACTGGTGCAAAAACTCTAAAAGGCGAAAATCTCAAAGTTGGCGGTGAAGGTATGAAAGGCTTTTACGACAAAATACTCCCAAGTTATTTGAATAAATTTGGCAAAAAATATGGCGTAAAAGTTGGAGAAGCGTCTATAAACGACAATAATAAAGTCCATAGTTTCCCAATAAGCCCAGAAATGCGAGAAAGCATATTGCAAGGACAGTCTTTATTCCAAAAAACCGACTTAACCAAAACAGAGAAGTTTAAGAAATTAGCAAACAACAGCGGAGAATTTGACTCAAATAATCCTAATATACTTTATCAAAAGAGTTTCAAAACTGAAATGAGCAAATATGCTCTACCAAAAACAGAAGTTGAAGAATCAAACGGAAACCCTTTGGACGATGAAACAATAACTGAATGGTTAGAAAGAAAGTTGATTGATAAGAACAATAGAGTTAAAAAGCTGATTCCTACAAACGAAGCTACCGACATTTATGCTAAGATGGAACTATTCACACAAAAAGCAGCGAATAAGTATGAAAAAGTTATAGAATATATGACAAACACTAAAGATGGCTTTTTGAAACGTTTGAATGATGATGGATTAAATACTAATGATTTAGGCAAATATCTTTATGCAAAACACGCAGTTGAACGTAACGAGTATATTTATGAAAAGAACGGCAAAGAAAATGGTTCTGGAATAACCGATGAATCTGCTTTGGCAATTCTTGATGAATATAAAGGGACAAATATTGAACAATATGCTAAAGAATTTAGATCACAAGTAATTGAACGTAGCATAAAAGAACTAGAAGAAGGTGGAATCCTTTCAGATGAACAAATAGAAAGTTTTGAACGATATGAAAACTATGTCCCATTAAAAGGACAAAGCGGAAAGCATAACAGATTGTTAGGGACAAAACGATTTAATGTTGGTAGCACAGGAATAATGGAAGCTCATGGAAGAACTTCAACTCCAGAGAATCCATTTATTCAGGCAATTATGGATTATCGAGACGCAGTTGTAAGAGCAGAAAAAAACAAAGTTCTACAAACAGTTGCAAAGTATATTGAAGAACACCCAAATGAAGCTGTTTACGAAGTCAAGGGGAGAAGAAGAACGCCAGTTTATAACAAATTTGGTGAAATGGGAGCCCTTAAAAAGCAAGATTTAGAAGACAATGAACTAGCATATTTTGAAAGAGTAATTGAAGAAGACGAATACGGTGACGAAGTTTATAAGGCGAAACAAAAAGTAATTGTTTTTAAAGATGGCAATGGACGTTTTGGCGGTGCTAAGGATGAAAATTTACTATTAAAATCCTTCAAAGGACTTGGGGTTTCCAATTCATTACAATTACTTAGAATGACAAATAACTATTTAAGAACTGTTATTACGATAGCTAATCCAGAGTTTTTAATAACCAACTTTGAAAGAGATTTACAAACTGCTTTGATTAACACAGGAAGTGAAAAATCTGCTAAAATAGCAGCAAAAGTATTAAAAGATGTTCCTACTGCTATAAAATCATTCTACAAAGGAAGCGACAATAAAGATGCTGAATGGTTGAAATACTATGAAGAATATAAATCCTCCGGTGCCAAAATAGGATGGATGGATTATAAGAGCATTGATGAACTTGGAGATACATTCGAGAAAACAATAATTAGGTTCAACAGAAAAGGACTATTCAAGCCAGTAGCAAGGGCAACTATTAACTTTGTTGAGAGACTTAATATGTCGGTTGAAAACGGTGTAAGACTAGCAACTTATAAGTCACTACGTGAAAATGGAGTTTCTAAACAAAAAGCAGCACAATACGCAAAAGATTTAACTGTAAACTTTGAACGTAAAGGAGAATGGGGAGACGTAATAAATTCAGGTTATCTTTTCTGGAACGCTGGGGCGCAGGGCGCAAATAGATTGTACAGAGCCATGAAAGGTAAAAATGCTAGAAGAATAGCAGGTGGTTTGGTTGCTTTAAGTATTATGCAAGGTGTATTAAATAGACTTATGGACGATGATGATGAATATGGAAAACTTTCCGAATATGAAAGGGATAATCATTGGATATTTATGATGGGCAATGGTAAATATTTGAAAATCAAAATGCCTTATGGATATAACGTATTTAGTGTTTTAGGAAATGTAATAGCAGATTATGCTCATGGAGATACAGATTTAGAAACTGCAGCTGGAAGGATTGGGGGTTCTTTTGTAGATGCTTTTAATCCATTTGGGTCTGCTGGGAGTTGGTTACAAGTTCTTTCGCCTACCTTGATTGACCCATTTGTGCAAGTTGCTGAAAACAAGAACTTCTTTGGTACACCTATTTATAAAGACCAACCAGCATTTCAGCCAAATAAGCCAGATTCAGAACTTTACTTTAAGTCTGTTAACCCTATTTTACAAGACATTACAACTTTCTTGAATAAAGCTACTGGCGGAAGTGAAATAAAATCTGGGGTTCTTGATTTTAACCCCGAAATAGTTGGACACATGGTTGAGTTCGTAGGTGGTGGAGCTGGGAAATTTGTTACTAATGCTTTGGGAACTGGCACATCCTTAATAAAAGGCGAAGACTTACAGTTAAATAAGATACCAATTGTAAGAAAGGCAGTAGGAGAACCTAGTGAGTGGAGTGATATGAGTGTTATTTACGGTATGTTACCAGATATGGCACGTAAGGATTTTTCTGATTTAGAAAAGAAACAATTCCTAAAAGCACTAGAGAACGCAAGAGAAAGCGGTAAAATAGACTATAAAAAATATGCAGCCTTCACTAGAGAGTTTAACAAATATCAAATTAATGGTGATGCTAATCCGAGCAAATCTGCAACTAGAAACACCACAAGGCAAAGACCAGCAAGAAGGCGAAGACCAGCAAGAAGGCGAGGGATTAGATAAATAATTACTAACTGGAATAGACTCCAGACAAATAGTAGTTGTTAAAATAAAAAGGAGTCGCTTAGTTGTTGACTCCTTTTTTTTATTTTAAATAAAATAGTGTTGGTGATATTGGCAATTCAATTGAACATTTATTTTCTGAAATCAAAGAATCACTTACTGATTCTCGGTAAAAGTTACTACTTAATTTACTACTATAAAAATGTAAACAACTGTAATAAAACAACTTATAGGGTGTTATATTATGACTGGCAGTCAAGAGGTCAGCGGTTCGAACCCGTCTAGCTCCACGACCTAAGCCCTTGTAAAATAAACATTTACGAGGGTTTTTAGTTTGTTTTAGAACTTATTGATTTGATTGCTTTTTACTACTTTTGGGGTAATTTGAGGTATGTTTGTGTAAAGTTCACTACTTTTTTACTACCATTAGAGCCTATCTCTTAATTTTCTAACATCTACATTCACATAATATTTTTCAGTAGTAGTTACTTTTTTATGACGAAGCAATTCTTTTAGTTCAAATGTTCTAAATTCCTTTGCTTTATTGGTAGCAAATGTACTACGAAAATCTTTAAATCTTAGCCCAAATTGTTTCCTTAATATTTTAGCAATGTGGTTAGAACCTACAAAACTGAAAACTCTCCCATCAGACTTAAACTGTCCCAAAAATTGCAACAATTCGGGATAAAGAGGGAATACATCTTCGCGGTTATCCTTTTCGTTCCAGAGCCTAATTATTTGTTCATTAAAATCAATATCCTTCCAAGTCAAATTAAGAGCTTCTCCCTTCCTAAAACCAGTTAAGCACAACAATTTTAAATATCTGTAATGTTCTATGTTCCTGCTCTCAAAGTAATTCAATACTTCTATAATTTTATCATCTGGGATCACTTGTATATGCTTTTGTGAGTATCTTTTCTCTTTCCTAACAGTTACGTTGGATATTAAGTTGGACGCTCTTAGAAACGAGAAGAAGATGCGTAAATCACGGATATATGACTCAACTGTGTGAATTGAATAGTCTTTTAACTCAAGCTCATAGCTAATTAAATCATTATTAGAAATTTGGGTAACATTAACATCGCCTAAGAAGTTCAGGAATATTTGGAGTGATCTGCCATATCTGGAAATAGTATTTTTTTCTTTAGTTCTTTTCGTAGATAAAAACATTTTAATTGCTTCCGACAACCTTATGTTAAAGATACGTGAACTACCCTGCAGTAATTCACGCTCTTTATCAATCTTATATTGTTCAGCAAACTTTTTATTCTGCCTGGTAGATTTAAGTTGGAGACTTTTGGCTACTCGCTTGCCAGCTTCCGACCAACTTAAATACCAGACACCTTGTTTTGCATAAATTGAAGCCATTCAAGTTAACCAGTCTATTAAATAAATAATGCCAGTTATTACAAGAATTATTAACACAACAGTAAACTGTCCGCTTAATTGCTCATTTATGCTTTTTTGAGTTCTCATTTCTTTGTGGCAGACCAAGTGCCTGAAGTTGGCTGAACGGTTTGGTAACTCCCACTAGCGGTTTTGCCTACAAACTTCCCAGAAACAGTTCCAATTTTTTCACCGTTATAATATGTATTTGCAGACATAGTACCAGATGAATTGACAGAACCAGTGATAGTATTTGTAAACGATACATTGTCACTATTCCTTAAAAGAACAATTACTGAAAATTTACCGTTGGAATCAATTGGCATAGAACCACTACCAATATAGCTACCAGCAAAAACGATATTCCAATCTCCCTTAAAAGGGCTTGTTTCTGGTTCGGTTGACGAATCGCAACCGACTAATAAGCTTAATAATAATAATAAAAATAACTTCTTCATTTCTTACCTCTATATTTATAACATTATTCTCCCCAAAATGGGGGTTACGTCTTCCCTATTTTTTTTGCTGAAACAATTTCGTTAAGAGTAGATACCTGAGAAAGCAACACCTCTTTTTCGCCTTCAAGTTTTTCAATATGTTTAATATAACGATAATTTTCCGATTCGAGTTCAGTAATCCGAGATTCCAATTTCTTGAAACGTTCTTCAAAAACTCGTTCAATGCCTTTATCCACGTAGCCTTCCCCAGTTAGTATGTAATTTATATCTGCTCCGAGTTCAGCAAGTTTAATTAAAATATTCCCACCAGGAACGCTAACATCAGAAATATATTTCTGATAACTGCCTGGTTTCATATCTATCATTTCACCAAACGCTTTAGCAGTTTTAATTCCAATTGATTCACGGAATATTTCAAGTCTTTTACCAATGCTCAAAAGTTTATTTCCTTTAATAACAACGACTTATAAATAAAATGAGAAAATTATATCATTTCACTTGACAAGAATGAAATAATTGTCTTATATTTACATCAACGATAAACAAAAACTTAACAGAGTTCAAAAATTATGACAACTGAAATAAAAAATACAAAAAAGAATCAACATTTGAAAGTAGTAACTGCCGACCCTTTGGAAGTTCTTATGAAATTAAAAAGACTCGGGAGAACGCAGACATCACTAACCAAACTTTTCAAAAAAACAAATGCACAAATAAGCCAAGCATTTTCTGGGAAGTCTCCGCACCTACTTAACAAACTTGATAAGTATTTAACAAAATTATTAGAGGACAAAAAAGGATAACCATCATGGAAAAAACAACAGAACGACCAATGAGTATAAACGAAGCCGCGTTATTTCTAAGTTTATCAAAAAATGGCATAACATTAAACCGTCATAAATCCAAAGACGGTGATGAACGCAGTATCCCTTGTCATCGGGCTCCCAACGGACGTTTATATTATTACGCAAGCGAAATAAACGATTGGATAAAAGGTACATCCGAAGAAGAAGTTTCACAAAATGTTAAAGAGCAATCATAAATCTATTATGAAACTACAACGCATAAATATCAATAGCCACGTTAATGAGAAGATAACCAAGAACGAATCAGAGGTTAATTTGGGGAAACTGCCAATTCTATTGCATAGAGCAATCACAGACTTTGAAAATAAATTACGAGAGACAGACGCTTATGCAGACGGTTACGAAGTAATTTCAACCCTATTGAATATCCACCCACAGACTTTAAGGAAATACACCAACAAATTTAACCCAACATACCCAACGGTGAACAATCTTATTTCAATCTGTAAAATTACTGGAGATTCAAAGCCAATTGATTATATAAAAGATTATTGGGAGTTGATAAAATGAAAGCTCCGATAACCCCACATTCGCTAAACAAAACACAAGCTAGTGAATATTTGAAACTAGACGTTAAATATTTGAACGTGCTAATCCAATACGGAATGATTAAAACACATCAGATGTATCCATATCAAAACGATAGAATTAGCAAAGAACAGCTTGATAACTACATTAAAAGGAACGAAGACTATACAACAGATGATACAGAGTTATTAAGAGTTAGAGCAATATTAAAAGGAATGTATGATGATAAATTTAAGAGGGAAGTAGCATGATAACAATAGCAGTTTTAATAGCAACGGCAGCTGTTTTGAGTCCGTTTTTAATCCATTTTCTAAGAAAATTTTATGAGGAAATGAAATGAAATGAAAGTATCAGTAATTGGCTATAACCTATATCGTTTAGAAGCAGACAAGATTTACAAAGTACATGCAAAATCTATTTGGGGGTTAATTGGCAAGGCAACAATAATTGCCTTAAAAAGTTTTTATTCAAAAATGTAATTAAAAGCGAGTGGTAGCTCAGTTGGTTAGAGCATTGAGATGGCGGGGGTTCGAGTCCCTCCCACTTGCCAAAGTAAAATTGTTCTTAAAAATATTGATATGAGTTAGCATTTAGTGTTAATGACAGCAGCGTAGGCTAGCATAGTACCTCTAATAATAGTGCATAAATATCTTCTTACAACAACACATAAAATAGCCATTATACGGAATAGTCAGAGGCATATCAATATTATTTTTTAATTAAACTGGAGACTAATTATGAACACAACAGAAACAAACAGAATCAACGCCTACAACGATGTAAAAGTAAGTAAAAAGCGACTAGAAAACTGTTTATTGCCACTTTGGGAACTTGGGGAATCGACACAACAAGAAATTGCAGATTTTATAAAAGTTCCAATCAATGAACTAAATGGGCGTTTTAACGAAAGCCTAAAAAATGGCTTAATTCAAATCCATCCAGTAAGACCAAGCAAATTGAACAGCCGAACATTAAAGCAAAATACTAACTATATCTTGTCTAATGTTGGTAAAGAAATAGTTAAAGGGATGATGGGAGTTAAACAACCATCTGCAATGGGAAAACAAATATTCAGCGCAGTATCAAGCGTATTTTTATAATATAATTATTTCAATGGAGACTTGAAATGAAAACCATAAAATTAAAAAGATTAGAGCTAAAAAATTTCAAGGGTATTAAATATCTAAAAATAGATTTTTCAGAACAAACCGATATTTTTGGAGAAAACGGAACTGGTAAAACTACAATCCAAGACGCTTTCAGATGGTTGCTATTCGATAAAGATAGCACAAATCGAAAAGATTTTGAAATCAAAACACTTGATAAAGACAATCAAGTAATCCACAATTTAGAGCATTGTGTAATTGGTACGCTTTTAATCAATGCCAAACAAAAAACTTTTGAAAAGATTTACAAAGAGAATTGGACTAAGAAACGTGGTTCTGCTGAATCTGTATTCTCTGGACACGAAACACTTTATTCAATTGATGATGTTCCTTTCAAAAAATCTGAATATCAAGAAGCTATAACCGATCTACTAGAAGAAGAGCTATTCAAAATGATTACAGACCCTTTATATTTTAGCGATAAAGTTAAATGGGAAAACAGAAGACCAATTTTAATAGAAATGGCTGGTGATGTTTCAGTAAGCGATATAATCGCAAGTGACAGAAGCCTAAGCCCATTAGCAGAACTTCTTGAAGATAAAGATATTACAGACGCAAGAAAATCAATTGCTGCAAGACGTAAAAAATTAAATGATGAAATTAAATCCATTCCTTATAGAATTGACGAGCTAAATAATTCGTTTTTAAAGGTTGATGCAACTGAATCTAATATTTTGTCAGATATTGACAAGTTAAAGACTGAAATAGTTGAAGTTGATAAACAAATTATAGGCTTATCTGACTATAATAGGGAAAATGGATTGCAAGAACTTCTTAGAACTAAAATGAATGAAGTTGCACAGCTTGAAAGAGACGCTAAGAATTTGAGAATAGCTGAAATCGATGTTATAAAAGACCAAATTAGAGACCTTAACTCAAACATTTCAACAAGCAAAGCTACTTTAACTAGTTACGAAAGAGTTAATGAAGGGCAGCGAAAAGACATAGACAAATTGCAACAACGAATTTTAGCATTGAGAGACTCATTTGCGAAAGAATCTGGTAAAGCATTTGTGTTTGATGCTTCACTTGCTGAATGCCCTACTTGCAAACGTGCCTTTGATAGCAATGTTGTTGAAAGCAAAAAAGCTGAATTATTAGCTAATTTTAATAAAAACAAAGCACACGAACTAAGTGAAATCCAAATAGCTGGTAAAGAATTTGCAAAGGATTTAGAGGCAGCAAAAGAAATGTTAGTTAAAGATGAATTGGAAGTGAGTGTATTGGGGAAGAAAATACAACCAATGGAATTGGATGTTTTCGATAAAAAAGAACTGTTGCTAAAGAAAGAGCAAGCTGAAATAGTTTATCCAGAAACACGCGCAATATTACTGGTTGATATTGCAGAGCTACAACAAAAGATAAACAATTATGTTGAAACTGATACAGCCGAATTACACGATAAAAAAGTGTCTCTAAACGATAGTTTGGATAAAGCTAAGGGGATGCTCCATAATCTTGAATCAAATAAAACTACTGCTTCAAGGGTAAAAGAACTTTCAGAGCAAGAAAAAGAACTTTCACAACAAATAGCAGACCTTGAAAAACAAGATTTCCTATGTGAAAATTTCATTAAGGCTAAAGTTGGGATGCTGGAAGAAAAGATTAATTCTCTTTTCAAGTTTGTGAACTTCAAATTGTTTGAAACACAAATAAACGGTGGCATTATTGAAACTTGCGTTGCGTTAGTCGATGGTGTCCCATTTTCTGATGCAAATAACGCTGCAAAATATAATGCTGGATTAGATATAATTAACACACTATCCACCTATTACAATGTTTCCGCTCCAATTTTTATCGATAATCGAGAAAGCATAAACGAAATAATTAATGTTGGGACTGATCCACAAATCATAAACTTAATTGTGTCAAAAGACAAAGAATTGAGAATTGAAAACAAACTAAATAAAAAGGTGGCTTAAAATGAAAGACGAGACAAAAACAAAAATCGTAAAAGTAAGCGGTGCATTAGTGCACGAAAAGAATGTGACAGATGAAGTGCTTAATAAAATAAAAGCATTAGAAGCTGGTGGGAATATATTCTTTCCTCAAAACTATTCACCAGAGAACGCATTGAAAAGTGCGTGGTTGAAACTTCAAGACGACCCTAAAGCCCTTAAGTGCACAAAAGGCAGTATCGCGAATGCTTTGTTGGACATGGTAGTCCAAGGCTTAACGCCAGCTAAAAACCAATGTTACTTCATTACCTATGGTGCTGAATTAAAACTTTCACGTTCTTATATGGGTACAGTAGCAGTAACAAAAAGATTGAAAGGAATTCAAGACGTTTTTGCAAACGTAATTTATGCAGATGATACTTTCCAATACAAAATAAATCTTGAGAATGGATTAAAAGAAATAGTTAAACACGACCAAGATTTTAAGAATATCGATAACAATAAAATAGTTGGTGCTTATTGTGTAATAGTTCGTGAAGGTAAACAAAACTACGTTGAGATAATGAATATTCCACAAATTAAAGCTGCATGGGGGCAAGGTGCTATGAAAGGAGATTCACCTGCACACAAAAAATTTCCCGAAGAAATGGCGAAAAAATCTGTGATCAACCGAGCTTGCAAACTATTCTTTAACACTTCTGATGATTCTGATGTTTTGATTGATGCAATTAACAGAGCTACCGAAGCTGAATACACAACAGTTGAAGATGCTCAAATATCTGCTCAAAACGAAGTTGAAGAAAATGCAAATAGTGTTGAAATTGATTTTGATGATAAACCTCAAAACGATGGTCTAACCGATAAAGAGAAAGCAGCAATTGAAGCGAAAGAACTTGAAGAAGCAAATGCACAAATTGAAGCTGGTTTTTAAATGAATCTTGATTTACAAATATTAGGCAGTTCCTCTAAAGGGAATTGCTATTTATTAAATACTCCAGGTGAAACGCTCATCCTGGAGTGTGGAATAAGTTATAAAGAAATACAAAAGGACCTTTCTTTTGACTTAAAAAAAGTGTTAGGGTGCATTGTTTCGCACAGCCATTCTGACCATTCTAAGGGGATAAAAGACTTAACCAAACGTTCAATTGATGTTTATTCATCTGCTGGAACATTTACAACGCTTGGAATAAAATCACATCGAGCTATTCCAGTAGAACCATTAAAGTCTTTTGATGTTGGTGGATTTCGCATACTCCCTTTTGATATACAACACGATGCAATTGAACCTTTAGGATATTTAATTGAACACGCAAGTTTCGGAAGATTACTATTTGTTACCGACACTTTTTATTTAAAATACAAATTTAGACGCCTCAATTACGTTATGATTGAATGCAATTACTCGGAAGAGATAGTTAACAGAAGATATGAAAACAACGAGATTAACGTATCTGTGCTAAAAAGACTATTCAATTCGCACTTTTCACTAGAGAACGTGAAAGAGTTCTTCAGAGCTAACGATTTGAGCAAATTAAAGGGGATATATTTAATGCACCTATCGGATGGGAATTCAGATAGTGCGTTATTCAAAGATGAAATAGAAAAATTAACTGGAGTTATTACTAATGTTTGCTAACCGTTTCGTTGTCTCCATAACGGTTGGGAAATGGGGGCTTAGGTTTTTGCCGTTTGTCCTAAGTCCCTTTTTATAAATTATGATTTATAAACTAACAGTATCATATAAACAAAACGGAGTATGGAAAAAAGTAAGCAAAATTTTTGAAGATGAAAAAGAAATGAGAATTAAAATTAAAGCTTTTTTGGAAAATAAAACTGTAACAGAACAGCGTTATTGGGTAGATAAAAATAACGGCGGTGAAAATGTCAAAAGCGCAATTCCACGACGACACTGATTATTCACGTCGATCTTCATTCGCGAAACTTCGTTTCATTTATGAACATAAAGAACTACTGCTAAAACGCAGAAATGGTGCAAAACATCTTGCAGCAATGGATAACATTTCAGCATTCCCAGATAAAGCTTTTAGACCAAAACAAATGTCATATATCGATGACGTTTACGAAATGGTTATGCGAGAACTAGGCTTTCCATCCTACAAAGGTCAAAAATCCAAATACGGAGTAAACCTAAAATGACAACAAAAAATTGTGCATTTCAATATGTACAGATGAATGGTCAAATTGGGAAACTAAAAAAACATATTTCACAGAAGAATTTAAAGTTGAGCACAACAGTATGCAAAATTTGAATATACCTGCTGTTAGCGTTTTGGCTTGCCCAAACTGTGGTTCAAAATTACAACTTGAAGTAAAAGAAATGACAAATAGCGACTTAATAAAGGCTTTACAAGTCAATAAACTTATGAAAATATAAATTGGTAAAAATAAATAAATGAATAAACTTTGCGAAAAATGTCGCCACAGTTGCAAGCAATTAGCGACTACTAAAATTATTAAATGCCCTATGTTTGAGGAGTTAAACAAAACTATTCGGGAGCACGGTGAAGCTATTATAAACAAACAAGTTATGAATCGGGAGCACGATAAATAATGAAATCAAAATTTAGGACATACAAGCAAACAGAATTATTGCCGAACATGTTAAAAGAAAGTGAAGTCCAGAAACAAGTGATGCAATATCTAGTTCTTTGTGGTTATTTGGTAGTAAGAATAAATTCCGGTGCATTTGTTGACGGAAAGCGTTTCATACGTGCTTACAGAATAGAGAATAACGGCAAATCAAATGGTTTCCCCGATGTTCTTGCATTAAAGCAAGGCAAATGTATGCTTTTCGAGATAAAAGCTGGTAATGGTGGCAAATTAAGCCAAAACCAGAAGGATTTTATTGAGCTCGCAAGGCAAAAAGGTATTGATGTTCATATCATTTCTGATTTACAACAAGCAATTCAAATTACGGAGAAAGGTTAAAAAATGGCTAATCAAGACCTAACAGAACGTGAATGGTGCAACGAACAAAGGATGCTTTACCCAAGACTTAAAAATTCCACAGATGATGAAGTTATGGAATATGAGGAACGTGCTGCGATAATGGAATATGACGGGAACTTAGCCAGATTCAAGGCAGAAAGATTGGCTAGAGAATTAACCGAGAGCAGGAGAGAGAATGGCTAATACTCAAATTGATGATGGCAATTATACAAGGTTCGCTAATGAGATTCTTATGGAGTTAGTAAAGATAAAACTTTCGGGTCAAGAATTACAGCTAATACTATTTGTGTTTAGGAAAACCTATGGGTTCGTAGGGAAACATAAAGGTGATTTTATTTCATTATCACAGATAGCGGAAGCATTAAATATTAGCCAAGATAGAGCTGCAAGAGTTTTGGTTTCTGTTGTCAAAAAGAAAATAATAGTGACTAAAAATGATAGGAAAGGGACTACAAATTTTGTCTCTTTTAACAAAGATTTTGACATGTGGACTACTGTCGAAAAAGACAGTAGTATAGAGGGAACAACTACTGTCGAAAAAGACAGTAAACTACTGTCGAAAAAAACGGGGACTACTGTCGAAAAAGACAGTAAAACTACTGTCGAAAAAGACATATACAAAAGAAAGAAAGAAACTTTACAAAAGAAACTTTTAAAGAAACTCACAAAACCAAGTTTTGTGCCCCCAAAAAAATTGGATTTTATTGATGAAATAATTGATGTTTTTAAGGATGAATATTTAACTAATCGAGGTATCGAATATCGCTCAAATGGAGTAGATAGAAGTGCAGTTGGGAAGCTACTTAGTTTCTACAAAAAAGACGGCAGCAATTCAGAAGAAACGTTAAAAGATTTCAGAGGGTTCTTCCAGAAATGTTTGGATATAGAGGACAAGTGGTTTTGGGATAATATGACTCTCCCAATCATAAATTCAAAAATAAATGAAATTAGAATAAAAATAGGCGGTAAAAATGGAACGAAACGAAATAGCAATAGCTTTACAACAGCAGAACTTAGAGAGTTATCAGAAGAATTTGCCAACGACCCAAGATACAAATAGTGAAATGAGTATTTACCATAAAGGCGATTTGACAACTGAATGTTTGACTATACAAACCGATAGGATAAAACTAACATTCCCTAAATTCCCAAAAGAAATGATTTTAGTTCTAAAAGATAGGTTTGCTGCTAATAATTTCACTGATCAACGGATGATAGACTCCGTTAACAACGTTATCGATACCTATGTGGGCTGGGACAAACTGCCAAATATTGCTAATTTCATTCAATTTGACAAGAAAATCAAGATTTTTACATATAACGAGGCTTGTGTCTTCGGTATGAGTAGCCTAAAATCTATCGACATAGGTTTAGACAAGCCAAGATGGGCTTTGGAAGAAGATGTAGTGAAATACAAAATTAAGCTATGGGAAAATAAAAAGATAGTTACTCCAGTTAAGCCAAGAACTGTTGCCGAAGAAAATAAAACTGCTAATATTTATTCCATTGCGAAAGAAATAAAAAATAATATTGGGCCACCAAAACCAGTTGAAAGGGGAAAATATACAAAAAAAGAACAAGAAGAAAGGTTAAAACAATTTAACAAAAGCAATTGGATAAAATAAAAAGTATGCTAAGAATTGCTAAGAATTGCTAAGAAGGGGTTATAAATGGGAAGAAAAGCGATAAACACAGAAAAAATGGAAAAAGCACTTAGAGAAGTTAGACAGGGAGGGAATACAAAATTGGTAGCTGAAAAGTATAGGATAGCTTCCGTTACGATTTACAGGTACATGAACGGATTTACTTCTAAAACCCAAATCAAAGAAGATTTTAAACTTTAAAACGACAATCGATTGTCGTAAATTACGTCAATCGATTGTCGTAAATTACGTCAATCGACTAGTATTCCACTTCCATAATCAAATCAATAAGTTAGAACCAACATTATAAAATGTGTAAAAAAGTTAAACCAGAGCCAAGGGCAAGGCATATCCCACCGCCAGTCACGCAAGACGAAATTAAAAGGTATTTACGCGATAGGTCAATAGTTTTGAATTATAATAGTTGAGGGTATGCTAAGAGTATGCCTAAATTCTTCACCAGCTCCCACCAGAACCAAAAAAACAAGAAATAGGTGGATTAATATGGCCGAGGGGTTTTAGGTAGCTTAGAAACGATTTATGGCAATAATTTAAAGGTTCTTTGAAATTTTGTTCGGAAGCAAAAAAGCTACTTAGCTGAGCAGCTTTTTTAATTGCTTCGTTTAGCGTAATTATTCAACATCACGTACAAATGTTCTGCCTTTTTCGGTTAACATTTCAACCGTTCCGAGTTTTTGGCGATAGTAAACGCCTTGCCGCGTTATGTTATTGCGATGTTGGTACACCGAAATTGGTAACCAAGCGTCTTCTGGCAAACGCATTAGCAAGAATATTGCTTCGAGCTTCTTAAACGCATTATGTTCAAAGAACTCGTTTGGCAGAATTGAGGCTATTGTTTCGTAAATATCCTCAAATTCCATAATCGAGGATTCGGGAGCATCGCCTTCAAAAAGTTCCGCTCTATCCTCGAGTGAGAACTCGGTCAAGTCTTGCTCAACCGAGTTATTATTAAAGTTAATTGTGTATTTCATCTTCTTCCCCCTCATCACCCCCAAAATAAAAATCAAATTGGGTTTCAATCATTTCTGGCTCTGGTTCATTGCCATCCTGATTATAGCTTTCTTTTACCAAATAAGCTGTGTACCAGTTTATGTGCTTTCTATTTTTTTCACCATCGCCGCTCTCTCCGCGGTCTATTATGATTACACTCTCGGTGTAATCAATTTCGTTTAACTCTTTTTTAGTTATCACCTCATTTTCGTAATTATATTTCAAATACTCAAATGTGTTTACTAGGTCTTCATAATGACTTAAATTTTTCATTTTGTTCTCCATTTTTTGTTAAAAAGTTAATTAAAATTTCTATAGTAAATTTACTGACTTTACGAGTCTTTGTCAAGTAAAAAATGAAAATAAATAAAAAAAAATGAAAAGTGACTCCACTTGGCTAATATTAGCCAAATGAGAATGCTTTGATAATTACTTAATAATGGTTAATATTGTGCAACTGGTTGAATAATACGCTAAAGAACAAAAATAATTTAATAAATAAAATGAGAGAAATTAAATTTAATTAAAAAAGCTAAAAAATGGGAAAGGAGAAATAATTTGAGAATAGTAATTTATGTTGAACTTGAAGACGAAATACTAAAAGCAAGCCAAGCGACTGGCAAATCCCCAAGCAAAATTGTTAATGAAGCTATTCGCTGCATTGATTTAGATACACTTAAGTTTATAGAAAGAGCAGAACTAGAGCTTAAAAAGGGGAGTGAAGCAAAAAAGAGAGCAAGGCAAGTTGATGCTGATGCTTATGGAAAAGTATTGTCTAAAAAATGACGTAAAAATGACGTAAATGGTATAGCTATTTGTTGTATAGTTACGTTATGGAAAAGAAAAGTGATAGATTAACCGACAAACAAGAGCTTTATTGCCAGTATTTCGTTGAAACGCTGGACAAGTCTGAGTCTGCCAAAAAAGCTGGCTTTTCTAGCAAGAGACCAGGCGTCCTTGACGTTACAGTCCACAGATTATCTAACAATCCAAAGGTAATTAAACGAATAGCAGAAATACAGGGTGGCTTACTGAAACGAATAGGGCTAAGTCAAGAATATGTTTTAGAAAGATTACAACGTTTTGCCGATTCAAATGTTTTAGATTACTTCAAGTTCACAGAAAATTCGATGTCATTAAAAGATTTGAGTCTCCTTCCTCGGGAAATTACAAGCTGCATTCAAGAGATTCAAGGAACAAAAGACGGTATTAAGTTAAAGCTAGTTGACAAAAAAGGAAGCGTTGTTGATATAGGCAGACATTTAGGACTATTTGTTGACAAGAAAGAAATTACTGTTAGGAACATTGACGATGTCCTAGAGGAATTGGATGATTGAACAGATAGTAAATAAAATCAGAAATGATTTTAGGTTTATTTCAACTAAGCTGCTTAAAATCAAAGATAAGAAAGGCAACATTGTATCGTTAATACTTAATGCTGCACAGGAGAAAGTTTACATAGTTTATTTGCAGTTGAAAGAATCTGGTAAACCAATAAGAATTATCATTCTCAAAGCAAGGCAAGAAGGAATTTCTACGATCTTTGAAGCTATTATCTTTCAAAGAAATTCCTATTCTAAGAATAGAAAAGCAATAATTATTGGGCACATTAAGGAAGCATCAGACAACTTATTCGATATGTTCAAGAGATTTTACAAATACTTACCACCGGAATTGCAGCCAGAAACAAAACATTCAAACGAAAAGAAATTGAGCTATAAAAGGCTAGACAGCGAAATAGTTGTTTACACAGCAGAAAGTGGAGAAGCTGGACGTTCTGCAACAATCCAAGACCTACATGCGACAGAGGTCGCTTTCTGGAGAGACGCAAAAACTACGATGACGGGGTTACTGCAAACAATTCCAGACGAACCAAACACGATGTCGGTTATTGAAAGCACAGCAAATGGAATCGGTGGTTATTTCTACGATATGTGGGAAGCAGCAGTTAAAGGCGAAAACGATTATACCCCGATATTTTTGGCGTGGTTTAACTTAGATGAATACACAAGACCTTTTGAAAGCGAAGAAGAAAAAGCAAAGTTCAAGCCAAACGATTATGAAAAAACTTTGATTAAGGCTCATAACTTAACATTAGAGCAAATGAACTGGTACAGATTCACGCTTAAAAATAAATTAGGTGGGGATGAAGACAAGATGAAACAAGAATATCCTTCCAATCCTAAAGAAGCATTTACAACAACGGGACGACCAGTTTTTAACACACAAATATGTTTCACTAATTATGAGAGTAGCGAAAACGGTTTGACTGGCGATCTTGTAGAAATTGAAGATAAAATTAAATTCGTGCTTAACCCAAAAGGTTATTTAAGATTGTTTAGAGTTAAAAAGCCTAGTGAATATGAAAGCTATACTTTTGCAGCTGGAGTTGATGTTGCAGAAGGATTAGAGCAAGGGGATTATTCTGTTTGTAAAGTCCTAGACAGAAGGACGGATGAAGTGGTTCTAACGTGGCACGGACACGCAGATGTTGACATATTTGCACAAGAGCTAATGAAAATACAAAGGTACTTGAAAGGCGACATTTGGTTCGAGATTGAAAAGAATAATAATGGTCTCGCTGTAATTATGAAAGGGAATGAACTTGGACTTAACATAAAGTATCGTGAAGATTTTAACGATGGTATAGAAAAAACAGAAATGCACGATTTGGGCTTTATAACTAACAAGAAAACAAAACCATTCATTATAAATCAACTTAACGAGTGGATTAGAGACGGGTTGTTTATAGATAGAGAGCAAGAGTTTTGGGGTGAATGCTTAACCTTTGTAAGAAATGCTAAAGGGCAAATGTCAGCACAGAATAAACTTTCAGACCCAGCAACAAAAACATTTGATGATAGAGTAATTGCAGAAGCCTTAATGCTTAATTGCTCGTTATGGCTACCAAATTATCAGGAATCAGAAAAAAGCAAACTACCAGCATGGTATGAAAAAGAAATGTCAGAAGAATTAGAAGATAACTATTCGGTTATGGGAGTATAGAAAATATGATTATGACTAAAGAAGAACACACAGACGAAAGAACTATTGCACGAATAGTTACAGCAAACAATCAATTAGACGATGATTTTAAGGATTTTTTCTTAGAAGTTGAGGACAATCAAGAGTTCATTAAAGGTGACATTCTAGGTGCGAACAACAAAGCTAAACTTGCTAAAGAAAGACGACCAGCGTTTGAAACTAGGTTATATCGTCCAATTCTTGCACAGATTTACGGAAGCTTCAAGAACAAGTTCCCCGGAATCGATTTTTTGGGGGTAACCCCAGACGATCACGAGAAAGCATCGCTATTCAAAGCGATGAACGATTATATCCTCCATCAAAAGAACGACACGAGATACGAAATGTCAAAATCGTTGCTTAATTCCATGATAGGAAGGATTGGTTGGATTAGACAAGACTTTTCATTCGCAGATGATGAGCAAGGTATGGTTGAGATTAAATACTACACTGGCAAACTAAAATTTGACCCAAATACAGAGCGAAGGGATATGTCGGATTGTAAATATATGTCGGATGAAGCATATCTATCAGACGATGATTTAATTGCCATCTACGCACACAATGACCCCGAATTAGAGGATTTGTTAAGAGAGAGAATCAAAGATAATGAAGGTGAGGAAAAACGCACTTGGGTTGACAAGATAAACGATGCTGCAAAGAGTCTGTTTACAACAAGCTCGAACTTACGACATTCAAAATGGGAAGAAAAAGGGAAATATCTTGTAATTGATTGGTATGAGAGAAGACGAGAAAGAACGATGACTCTTTACAACCGAGTTACAAGAGAAAGTTTTGATATTACTGAAAAGATTAAAATTAAAGGGAAAGAACAAGACCGTGATTGGTATAGCAAAGAAAAATTAGCTGCAGAAATAAAGAAAAATTCTTTACCAGTTGAAGGAATGGAAGGGACATTAACCGGACCATTTACAGAAGAAGGATTTAAGAGCGTAATTTATCAAACTTCTATTTGTCCAGCACTTAACTTGAAACTCTATGAAGCACCACAGCAACTCCAAAACGGTAATTTTAAGTTTACTCCGCTATTAGGTTATGATTACTCTCCGAAACTGATTGATAGTCAATGCGTAGTTGACGACATCAAAGATTTAATTAAATCTTGGAATATGAGAGATAATACGAACTTGACTTTGCTGATGAAATCGACGCATGGCGGTTACATAGTTGAAGAAAAAGCAAAGGTAAAAGGTATTGAGAATCTGAAATCAAACGAGATAGGCGGAATCACTTACGTGCCAAATGGTACTTTGAATAAGATATTACCAAAAGCAATGCCTACAATGTCACCAGCTATCGCACAATTCCAAGATAGACAACTTGATACAGTTAAATTCGTTTCTAGTTCAACAGATAACGCAAGAGGTATTTCTGAAAGTAGTGCAGAGAGCGGTAAACTGTTTAATGCCAGAGTTAATCAAAGCAACACAACACAAGAAGGATTAAACGATAATGCTCAATGGGTAGTTAAACAGATAACTAAGAATAATATTTTTTTCATACAAACGTTAATGACGCAAGAAAGAATTATCCGAGTTACAACAGATGTAGACGATGTTGAGTTTATGACAGTAAACGCTAAAATAAACGAAATTCAAAACGATTTAAGCGTTGGCAAGTATGATGTTACGACAACGGTACAACCAATAGGGCAAAGCGGACTTGATGAAGAACGAACGAACTTGATTGATATTGTGAACGCCATTTCTCAAATTGGAGAATCTGCACTACCAAGTATCAAAATTTTACTGAAAGAAATTATCAAGAAAACTGCTTTATCAAACAAAACAAAGATTCTTGAATCATTCGACCCCGAAGTTGACCCACAAAT